CGCGAGCACGGCCGCTTCGACCGCTGCGCTGCCGGTGTCGAAAAGATCGTCGATGAGGTAGGTTCCGCTTTCGGCAATAAAGTAGTCCACCACGAGTTGCAGCTGCCGGTATTGCGTGCGGTTGCTCGGACCGAGAGTCCGGACCTCGATCTGCTCGCTCACGGCGTAAACGGCTGCGGCCGGAAAGCTGATGCTCGCAATCGTGTTGTTGCGCCCGCGTAGGATGTTCGCGGTCGGAACTACGAGAGCACCGGTCAAAGCGGTGGCGGTGGCGTTGCGAATGTTTGTTCGGGTGCTCATGCTTCTTTCGGTATGACCATGCCGCCCTTCACTTTTGCGAATCCAAGATTCACGGCGCGGTTGGCAAGAAGGGCTCGATATTTCGAGAGCGTGACCTTGTAGCGAATTTTCAAAGCCGAATCGACCACGCGTTGCAGGTCTGGAATCTTGTTGCCGGTGGTCCGTGCGCTCACGAAAGGATTCTGCCCGAACTGCACTTGCGCGGTTCCGGCCTTTGCCATGTGCCGACGAATCCAAGCCGGCACGCGAACGCCGCACGCCATTGCAGCCGCAGCAAATCCAGCCTTCGCGAGACCGACCTTTTTCTGCGTGTATTTGAGATAAGCGTCCGCCGCTTCATTCGAAACCCACATCTGGTCCTGCACTTGCCAACGGCCGATTGCGCTGCGTGTGACTTGCTTCGGCCTTCCGCGCTCGTTTCTGTTCGCGTAGTGAAAGGCGCGCATCTGGGCGATAGATGCGCCCGGTTGCCAGAACTTGCGGTAAATGCGGATTTTCTTCGAGCCCTCCCAACCGAGGTTCACGCCCATCGTTTCATTCTGCCCGTCGCGCGGCGGAACTTCCGTTGAGTTCCCGATCTTCTGAAAAATACCGATGCTTTTTTCCTTCGCCAGTTGTCGCCCGCCGAACAAGTCGCCCAGAATTGCGTTCTCGCCTTGCTTCCGTGCGTTGGTGCTGAGTCCGCCGGCTTTTGTTTTGGTGATCGTTCCGCCGGTCACGATTGGGATCTGAGTCTGTGAACCTTTTGCCAGTTTGTCGCCAGTCGGCGGCGTGATGAGCATGATCGTCCGGGCGACGTAAGCGCCTTCCTGCTTGATGACCAGACCGAGATCGACCTTTGCAGCGTCGGCGAGTCTCGCCAGCGCATATTCGAGCTTCTTGGTGTCTGAGAAGATCGAAATCATATGACCTTAGCGACGCCCAGCTCACATCCCGCGCCCTCGGCGTCCAGCGTCACGCGCTCAACGTAGTAGGTGATTCCAGCTCGGGAAAGGGTCTGCGTGACCTTCGGCGCAGCGCTCACGCTCGTCGTCAAAAGGAAGATCGTAAACTTGCTGTCGTCGCGGCGTTGGTCCTCGAAGTCGGCGAACGCATTGCTCGCCGCTGACCAAATGCCGGTGACCGCCGCGCCCTGATACGTGAACGAAATGCCGGCCTGCTCCAAGATCGCGGAGAAGTCGGAATTGATCTGGGCAGGGTCGAAGTCTCGGACGGCGGCCATACAATTGCTCGGTTCGTCAAACCGCGCCGAAGTGCATCGCGTGCAGCGCCGGCCGGTTCGCTTTGATCCACGGCTCAGCATCGGCCATGCACTTGGCGGCGTCGTTGCCGCACGTCTGCGAGCCGACATGGTGGACGTAGGCGCGGGAAACGAAGTGCCGGCGCTTCATGTCCGCGCATTGCACGTCGTCGGAAAACCAGTTGATCGGCGGGAAGTCCACCCACGCGTCTCGGTGAATCCACGCGCAAATCGGCGCGATGACCGGTGTCTCGATGATGCTGCGCTCCGACTCGAATCGAAGGAAGTCCAAGCGCCCGGTGCCGCAACGGATGTTCTGTGCGCCGCGCGCGTAGTCCGACCGGGCTGCGACGTAGCCGACGTTATCGCAATGTTCTTTGATCAGTTGCACGTCCGCGAGAAGATCTCGCCACGTCGTCGGTGTAAACACGATGTCATCGTTGCAGACGACGATCTGGTCGTGCTCCTTGAACGCAATCCCCGCCGCGTGGTTGTAAGCCTCGCCGAACGTCGCCCCGACGCCGTGGAAATAGTAGGTGCGGACCTCCCGCGGCACGTAGGCCTTCACCGACGCCTTGAGCACGTCGAGACACCTTGCGTTGGTCGTGCAGACGACGATGGCCGGCTCGGGAATCATGCCTTTTTTGCTCCCAGAATTTGCTCGATGTTCTCGGCGTCAATCAGCGTGCAGCCGCTCGCCAAGATGCGCTCATCCCAGCCGTGCGGCGCAACCATGCCATCCTCGGCATTGACCTGAATCACGCCCGGCTCGGCTGCGCTCGGCTCGCCTACGTCGTGCAGAAACTGCTTTGCCATGCCCATCGTCTCGGCGTCGTCGGCGCGCACAAGAAAGCGGTGCTCGATGCGCTCCGGCTGCGCCGCCGTCGAGAGCCACGCGTCGCGGAAGGCGACCGATTTGGTCGAGTTCCCCAGCGTCTTTTGCGTGAGCCGGATCTTCGGCTGGGTGTGCTTGTGAAACACGAGCTGCATCGCCGCCGCGTCGTCCAGTTGGCCGGCGAGACGGAACGCACGCGCCGCGAGGTCGTGCCCGGCCCAGCCATACCACTTGACCTCGTGAGTCCACGGACGGTCCTTCTCGGTAGGCTCGGGAAGGCTCAGCATCCGCGACGCCCAGAAGCTCGCCCGTTTGCCGTCGTTGCGCTCGAAGCTAAGCAGAATGACCGACGCGATGGCTTCGCGGCACCACGGGAAAACGCCGTGCGCCGACATCGCGAACTGGATCGCCTCGCGCCGTGAAGCGACGAGTCGCGCAAGGTTGAGCTGGACCTCGTAGCGGAAGCTGTCGTCAAGGTTTGGGAAGCTCAGCGCGATGCGGCCGAACTGCTCGGCGGCCGTCTTGTTGCCGGCGCAATAGTGCTCTTGGTGGATATAAAAATACTGGGTGGCGGACTCGGCGACGCTGCGCCCGAGGATCGCAAGGTTGCGTTTGCGGTTGTCCTGCTTGATCGCAATCGGCTGATGATGCCAGACCGGCGTCGCCCAGTCGAAATGGCGGTCGTTCGGAAGTAGGAGCAGGTTCTCGTGCACGTCATGATGCCAGACGCGCCCGCTTGCGAACGCGCTGCGGCGCACGATCCGCTCGCGGTGCAGCTTCTTGCCGGTGCCGCGCACGTCGTAAGGACAACGAACCATGAGCACGTCGTCTGATAGCTCGGCGAGCCTGTCCCGCAGCTTCTCGGCGTCCGCAATCACGTCGTCGCAGTCGGCCCAAATCAGCCAGTCGCCGCACGCCTGCGCGAACGCTTGATTGCGCGCTCGGGCGAACGAATCCACGTGCTTCCACGCCTGCGCCGTGGCGCCGTTCTTGTATTCGCTGAACACGAAGCCGACCGAGTGCTGCAAGCACCAGTCGCGCACGATCTGCTCGGTCGCGTCCGGTTCCTGCGAGCCGATGGCGCGGACAAGTGAGACCTCGTCAATCACGCCGTCGAAGCTGTCGAGCATCGCGCCGATTTGTGCCGCCTCGTTGCCCGTAATTACGCAGAGGGAAAGTATCATGTTCGTCGTTGTGTGTGCGTCTGGTCTTGCTGATCGCTCGGACCGGTCAAAACAAAAAGCCCCACGCCGTGAAGCGTGAGGCTGTTTTTCCGAACTTAGTTAAGATCAGGAATACTGCGTGGTGATCAGCTGACCGGCGTTCGCATTGACCACCTTCTCGGCGGTGTATTGCGAGGCGCGGACGATGTTCGACTTGATCGCCTCTTCGCGGTAGGTCGAGACGCCGATGGCTGGACCATATTCGGACCAGTTCAGGGTGAATCCAGCGCCGCCACCGAAGTAGCCGGCTCCGGCCTGCGTAACCGAGCCGACCCAGATGAAGGTGTTGGCCCACGCATTTGCAGCGGAGAAGGCAACGCCCTCGGGTGCTTGGTCGTAGGAAGCGCGACCGATCAGAACCTCGGCGACGCCGAAGACTTCGGCGGCCGCTTGGGTGCTGGCGTTCAGGATCGTGTCAGTCGAAAGACCGGTGCCGCGAAGGCGGTTCTGGAATTTCGTGCTGGCGCGGATGCGGGTCCAGACCGGGTAAGGAATCACGACCTTGGTGTTCGTGGTCGATTCGCCCTTGGAAAGCAAACGGTCGAGAGCTTCTTGAACGTCAGCACCGACATCGAAGGTCGCCAGATTGGCGGTCGTGTAAGCGGTGCCGGAGTTCGTCGCGGTAAACGTGCCGCTGTCGAAGATTTTCGACGCGACGCGAAGCTCGTGCGCGAGCAGAAGTTTGCGCTTGGCGAGTTTGGCGGCGATGACTTCGGCGTCGAAGAATCGGGCAACGTCGAGGGTGACGGTATCGTCAACGGCCTCTTCGTAACCGTATTCCAGAGCGGTGTAGGTGTCTTGCACGAAGGCGCGGGTGCCGCGAGCGTAAGCGCTGTAAGGCGAACGGGTCTTCATGTCGCTCTTGAGGAGTTGGCCCTCTTTGAGAACGAACGATGGGTATTGGCCGGCGCGAACTGGGACGTCGAGGATTGGCATGACTGCGGTGCCGATCAGTCCGGCCTCGAAGTCTTTTGCCTGCTCAACTACGCCAGCGATGTCGCCACGGAAAATTGCTGCTGAATTGCTATACATGGTAATTTATTTTTAAGGGTTAGAGATTCTTCGGCAGCATCTCGATGATGGCCGAAGCGTCAGAGGCGGTGGAAAGCGACTTGCCCACGGTGATCGTGCCGGTGATGGCGACGGTCCCGTTGGCAGTCGTGAACAAGGTGTCACCGACGGTGACCGGACCGGCGAGCAAAGTAGCCTTGACGGTGTTGCCGCCGAGGAACTGCACGCTGATTTGATCGCCAGATGCAGCGTCGATTAGAGCGACGCCGTCAGGCAGAGAAGCGGTGGCGGAAAGACCGACGCCGCGATTGCTGGAAATCGACACGAGGCGGAAGGCGGTGATAGCCGCGTTCGCGACAAACGTGCCGCTGTTTTGGTAGGAAGTTGCCATGGTAGTTTGGTATTAGAGTTTGACGAGTTCGCCGCCTTGAACGCGTGCGCGATACGCAGCGTAGAGGTCGGCATGGTTTTTGATCGCGAAGGTGATGGCCTCGGATTTGTTGCCCTTCAGCTCGGTGGCTTTTGCGGCGACGACGTCCTCGAACTTCTCGACCTTTGCGACCGGTTTGACTGCTTCAGCCGAGGCAATCGGAGCGGCTGGCGCACCGAAGGACTTAGCAAATTCTTTGACGGCGGCGAGCGCAGCGGTGTTGGCCGCGAGCTGCACGACTTCGTTCTGCGCGCTCATGGCGGCAGGCTTGTCTTCTTTCGGAGCGAGAGCGCTTTCGAGCTTCGCGACTTTTTCGTTCATGCCCATCATAGCACTTTGAATCATGCCTTCGATGGCCTTTTTCATTTCGTCGTTCATAGGAATTTCGATTTTGATTTCTGCTTCCGGCGACTCGCTGGCGTCGCTCTCAAATTGTTTGAGTTTGCGCGCAAAAAATCCGTTCGGGTTCGCAGCGGGTTCGCTGACGAGGTCCACCGAGTAGATTTCCGAGCACCGTTGCAAAGTCGTGAGCTTGTCGGACGATTTCTCCGACGGACCCGAGAACGCGATCGAAAGCCCGAACGTGTCGGGAATCCGCTCGGCGATCTCCAAGATGTAAGCGCGATGCGGCGAGGTTTGCAGCAAGTGCAAATCGCCGAGCAGCTTTTCGCCGCTGATGCGCAGCGCGTCGATGTAGCCGACGATGTCGCCGGCGCCGCCGCTGTGGTTCAGCTTTACCTTCAGCCCGCCTGCGTATTGCTCCGCTGCGGTCTTCACCTGCTCCAGCGTCTTGTCGTCAATCATGACACCGTGGCCCAGCGCCGGTCCTTTGGTGATCAGCGAGACGCCGCGAATGATACCGGCTTCGGCATCGATGACGCCGGCGGAGGCTGAGAAAGTAATGACTTGATCCATCGCAACTGCGATGGCCGTCAAAACCGATTAGCGCTTGGTCTTCTTTTTCCTGACCTTTGCAACGACCACGGCAGGCTTTTTGCCTTTCGCGCCGATCCACGGAGCGACGGCAAAGACGATTCCAAGCCCCGCCGCGACGCTCGCGAACCGTTCAAAAGTGAGAAGCGCCCGATCCGCGGCGTCCTTGTGCGTGCGCGAAATCGTCAGCTCTTCGTGCAGCGCCTTGTTGATCAGCGCCGTCATCGGCTCGATGACCGAGTAAAGTTCGGCAGTCATGGCCGGCGAGTTGAGCGTTTCAATTTGCCCGGCGTCGCAGGCTGACCGCGCTTTTTTGAGGTAGGCTGCAACGAGCTTGTGCTGCGCCACGAGTTCCGCCGGGTTGCCGAATTCTGCGAGCAATCGCTCTGCCTCGGCCTGGAGCTTCGCCAGCGAGTCGCAAAACTCCTTCGCGTTGATCAGTCCCTTGCTCGCCTTTGCCTGACCGTCCACGATAGCCAGCCCGTAAATGTCGAAAAGCGGACTGAGCACGTTGCTCGTCATCTCGAATTCTTTGTCGCTCGCCGCGATGTGCTTCGAGACCGATTTGACTGTCAGCACTCCGACGCCTGCGAAACAAACGACGACCGCGGCGAGCGCCGCCGTGATGACCTTCGGGTTCATTTCTTGAGCAGCTTCGTCGGGTTCTTGGAATACTTTTTTGCGAGCGTGGTCAGCCCGTCGATAATCTCCGGCGCGAGCAGCCCGGCTACGCCGTAGGTGACCGCCTTCACGAGCGAGCTGACTTCGATTTGCTCAACGATGAACCATGCGAGCGTCGAGACGATGGCCGCCATGATGACGCGCCGCACGCTGTCCCAGATCGTCCCTTGGATCGGGTTGGCCAAGAGTCGCGCAACCATGCCGGCGCCGCCAATCACCGCAGTCAGCCAGCCGGTTTCTTTCCAGAGCTTGGCGACTTCCATGAGGTCTTTGTGGTCGTTCATTTTTTGCGCATCTCCATGATTTTCTCAAGAGTGCGCCCGCCGAAATAGAACGACATGATGAGCATGCCCCACTGACCGAGCAGCGAAACGTAAGACTCGTTGGCGTTGTATCCGAAGGCTGACATGCCCGCGAAAATAAAGTAGCCAGCAAGGATCGCCGCGAGCGTCATTGGCCGAATGTTTTTCGACCACCACGAGTCCGAAGCCATGTCCGCTTTGAGGCGGTCGGTCAGGTTGTCTTGCTCGACGCGGTAGGCTTCGAGGTCCGCGTTCATCTTCGCCAGCTCGCCGTTCTGAGCCAGCTGCGCGAGTTCCAGTTGCGCCTTCGCCTTGGCTTCTGGGTCCGGAATCAGCTTGTCGATAAGCTTCGTGCCGATCCCGAGAACTTCAGCGAGTGGAAACATAGGTTACACCCTCTTCGGATTCGTCAAACGCCGGAAAAGGAAGTAAGGAAGCCAGACCCATTTCGGCACTTTGGTTATTTTTACGTTCGTATTTCGGACGAACGGCACTTCGGCGTCCCAAACCTTGACGCGAATCGGCGACCCATCCGGCGAGGTGCAATCCAAGATCGAGACGTTCTGCGTGGGAGCGCGGCCTCGGCTCCAGTAGTTGTCATACTGTCCCAGCTCAATCGTTCCGCTCACGACGGAACCGTAAAGCGTCAGACCGTTGATTGCGCCCTTGATCGTCACCGAGCCGTGAACCGTGCAGTTCTGCACCGTGTAGTTGGAGCCGCGCACGCAATCAATCGAGTCCTCGCGGCTCGCTGGAATCGTCAGCCCGCTTATCGTGAGCCCGGCGCAGTTGGAGCACTTCACCAAGTCGTCCCAGTTCTCTGGATCAAGCGGAGCCTGCCACTCAGCCGCGTTCACCGTCAGCCCGTTGTCCTGTGGCCCAACGTAGCTGCGCCAATTCGTGTCCGCCGTCCCGCTCATTCGGCTTTCGGTTCCTTTGGCTTTAACGCCTCGGCAATCTGTTCCGCGCACTTGCGTAGCAAATCGTGGTCATCGGCCTTTAATGGGGCCAGACGGCTGCCTGCGTAGAGGTTCTGGAGTGCTTGTTCAGTGGTCATGTAATTAGACGTTTGTGGCTAGAAGGTAATAGGTGACGCCGCCGATGACGATTGTGACCTTGTGCGTTGAGGCGACGGCGACGGCTGTGGCGACGGTGTTGCCGATGGCAAGTGCTCCCGTGCTCGACAACGCCCCGGTCACGGCGAGGCCGGTGGGAGTGAGAACCATAACGTCTCCACCAGCTACGTCGGAATAAAAGTGATAGTTGGAATCACCAACTTCACGCAAACCATGAACCCAACTCCGAGTTGTAGCCGTTCTGTATTCAAAATTTGCTGCGGTGGAAGTGTTCAGGCGAAAAACTGTATTAGTGGTTCCGCCTGATGCGCTTCCAAGATTTAGGCTTGTGCTCGCGCTCAACGTCGTAAACGCGCCCGTGCTCGGCGTCGTGGCTCCAATGGCCGTCCCGTCAATTGTGCCGCCGTTGATGTCCGCCGTATCGGCCACAAGCGAATCAATGTTGGCCGTGCCGTCAATGTTCAAGTTGCGCCACTCGTGGCCCGTCACGCCGAGGTCGTAGGTGTTGTCGGTCGATGGGTTGAGGTCAGACGCCACGCGAGCGTTGAAGACAACCGTGTCCGAGTTGCTGCTGCCGAGGGTCGTGTTGTCGTTTACGGTGAGCGCTGTTGCCGTCAGGCTCGTAATGGTGCCAAGAGATGTCAGCGAGGAAGCCGTAACGCCAGCCGCGAGGGTTGCGCCCGTCAGGGTTCCAGCCGCTGCGGTGACCGTAATATCAGCCGAACCGTTGAAGCTCACGCCGTTGATATTGCGGGCGGTCTGCAAGATCGTCGCGGTCCCAGCATTGCCCGTAATCGTCGTCTGATCGCCGGTATTGCTGCCGCTGACCGACGCCGTGCCGCTGACTGAAAGCGCTGGCGTGCTCGTGCCAGTAAGGGTCACGCCGTTTAGAGAGGTGGCAGTCGCCGCGCCGAGAGTCGGCGTCACGAGGGTTGGACTGGATGCGAACACCAGCGCACCGCTTCCCGTTTCGTCGCTGACCGCCGCCGCAAGATTGGCCGAGGACGGCGTCCCGAGGAACGTCGCAACACCAGAGCCGAGACTCGTCAGCCCGGTGCCGCCGTTCGCGACCGCGACGGGCGAGGTAAGCGAAAAGACGGATCCGGTGAGCGTCAGCCCGGTGCCGGCCGTAAACGTGCCTGCGCCCGAGAACTGCGACCACGGCAGAGCGGTTGTGCCGAGCGTGCCGCCTGCGTTCGCTGTGCAGACGAAACCGCAATCGGCGTTCGTCGTGCCCTGCTCGATAAACGTGAAAGCCGAGGTCAGAGCGTCCCACGTGTTCGCGTCGGTCGTGCGCGTCCACGATCCCGATGCGCAAAGATAAATTCCGTTGTTTTGAGAGAGCGATTGATTCTTCACCAGCACGCGATTGCCCGCGACTACACTGACGCCGTCGATTGTCTGCGCTCCGCTCAGCGTGATGTCCGCCGTGGTCGCTGCGACGCACGAGGCTTTCGCGTCGAGTCCTTGCGCGACGGTGTCCACGTAAAGCTTGTTTGCGATGTCGGTCGAAGCCGTCGGCGTGGTCGCAACGGTGCCGGCTGTCGCGGTGAGGCTCGCAATTGTGCCGAGCGAGGTCAGCGATGAGGCTGTGACGCCGGCCGCGAGCGTGTTGCCTGAGAGCGTTCCGGCCGCAGCCGTGACGGTAATCGCCGCGGTTCCATCGAAGTTCACGCCGTTGATTGCGCGAGGAGTCGCCAGAGCGGTCGCGGTGGCCGCGTTGCCCGTGGTGCTTCCGCTCGATCCCGTCACGCTGCCCGTGATTGGCGCGGTGACGGTCAATCCCGCGAGAGTGCCAACACTTGTCAGGCTCGATGCGGTCACGCCTGACGCCAGCGTTGCGCCGGTAAGCGTGCCGGCTGCGGCTGCGACGGTGATCGCTGCCGTGCCGTCGAAGTTGACTCCGTTGATCGCCCGGGCGGTCTGCAACGCCGTAGCCGTGGCCGCGTTGCCGGTCGTGCTGCCGGAAGATCCGCTGACGTTGCCGGTGAGATTCGCCGTGATCGTGCCGGCGGTGAAGTTGCCGCTGGCGTCGCGTGCGACGATTGCCGA